ATGTTGGGTACGAAAAGAGTTCACTTGTAATCATATGAATTATCACGGTGAATATCTCCACGCACTAGCTTTCGCAGTTAATACCATACCTGATAGGTCGTTAAGTTTTCAGGTAGTCTTCACAGGTTGTACAGAAGACGAGAATGTACACGGTGGTGCTATGTGGGCAAGGATGCCCATACAAGCATTAGTAGCCGATATACCAGTAGACGAATGGGCAGAGCCAATGGATGACCACTTATGTCAACCTTGGGATTGTGAATCAAGAAATCATAGCATCATAGTTATGGATAGGGTAAGTTCCTCTCCGTGGTTATGTAAGATAGGCAATGAGTTCTACACAGCTAAGTATATGTTTACGGTTGACTACACAGACCATGACATAGCAGATGACCCTGCACAGCATAAACAGTCACACGTAATGTATTTGTTGGATGCAGGGAAATGGACAGGCAATATAGTTGCCTTACCAAACAATAGAGTTAGAGCTACTAGTCCTGCTTTATGGGTTACAGGAGAAGGTGCTCCAGACTTTGCACCATCACAATGGACACACTCAGCAGAATCACATGAGTCTTACTTAGACCCATCAGTAACCTTTAATAACTTATACGAGGATAACAATGGCAGCACAGGTAAAAAAAGTAGTAAAAAAAGTAATTAAGGGATTAGCTAAGGCATCCAAGTTACATGCAGGTCAAGCCAAGTCTTTGACTGCACTAAAGTTAAAAAGTGGAGGTAGTACAGTAAATGCTGCAGGGAATTACACTAAGCCAACCATGCGTAAGAAAATATTCAACAGAATCAAAGCAGGTGGTAAGGGAGGTTCTCCCGGTCAATGGTCAGCCAGAAAAGCACAAATGACAGCCAAAGCCTACAAAGCAGCAGGTGGTGGATACCGAGGGTAATGGCTAAGAAGAAACCAGACCCTAAAGTAGGCACAGGTAAAAAACCTAAAGGTTCAGACAGAAGGCTTTATACAGATGAAAACCCTAAAGACACTGTTAGCATTAAGTTTGCTACCGTGGCAGATGCTAAAGAGACTATAGCAAAAGTTAAAAAAGTTAATAAGCCATATGCTAGGAAAATACAGATACTAACTGTTATGGAACAAAGAGCAAAGGTTATGGGTAAAACTGAAGTAGTTAAGTTAGCTAAAGCAGCAAAAGAACAATTAAAGAGGAAACATGAAAATGCAAAAAGAAAAGTGTGATACATGTGAGTGCTATGAATGTGATTGTGAAGAATGTACCTGTGCCTGTCACGAAGAGACTGTAGCAGAAAAAGGTAATGATTGAGTTTGTACTTGTGTTTATGATGGGATTAAGAATTATAGACCAAACTCAAACATTTAAAGATATAGATAGATGTTTATACTTTGCAGAACGACTACATAGGCAACCGTCTATACCACAGAAGCAAGGAGCTAATTTACAGATAACTGCATACTGCAAACCTATAAGGAAAAACTAATGGACCCATTGACTATAAGCATTGCAGTTGGAGTAGCATCTAAAGCATTTAGTGCAATCAAACAAGGTTTTGCAGTCGGTAGAGATTTAGAGCAGATGTCAGGAGATGTAAGTCGTTGGATGGGAGCAGCTTCAGATGTGGACAACGCACAGAAGCAAGCTAAGAATCCGGGAGTGTTTGGCAAAGTCTTTGGTGGTGGAAGTATTGAAACAATGGCTTTACAAGCCTATGCTGCTAAAAAGAAACTAGAAGAACAAAGGTATGAACTCAAGATGTACTTAAACATGACTCAAGGACCACAGGCTTACGATGAGCTACTAGAGATGGAAGGTCAGATACGTAAGGAAAGACAAGCTACAATATATAAACAACAGCAGTTAAGAAAACAGATAGGCGAAGGAATTGGATGGATATTTTTAGTTCTTGTAATAGGTGGTTTTTTATTATTGTTAGTAAGTATATTTTCTAAAAAGTCTTTTGCAAAAGAATATACAAGACAACAAAAAATACACCAAGGTAAAATAATAGAACCTAAGTACACTAGATGTTTACGCAAAAAGATGATACACTATAAAAATGGACTAGCCTGTATATACCAAGGAGCAGGTAGAACATTTGAGATAGAGTTTACAGATAAGATAATAGGATGCCCTAGACAGTATCAGTGTATATACAATCCGGGTGGTTCTGAGCCTAACATAGATGATGTAATGCAGAGCCTAAGAGATATAGCTAAGTGAGTCCGTGCATAGGTGTTTGTAAGCTACAAGATAATATCTGTATAGGATGCAATAGAACAATAGAAGAGATTAAGGAAGCCTATGAAAGCACCACAAAAATCATTAGCTAATTGGACAAAACAGAAGTGGAGAACCAAGAGTGGCAAGCCTAGTACACAAGGGTCAAAGGCTACCGGTGAGCGTTATCTCCCTACGAAAGCGATTAAAGCTTTATCTAGTGCAGAATACTCAGCTAGTTCGGCTGCTAAGCGTAAAGCAAATGCAGCAGGTAAACAAGTATCTAAACAGCCAAAAAAGATTGCACAGAAAACGAAGAGGTACAGATGAAACTAAACACATACTTGATATACTTGGACATAGCTAAACCATTCCTAAAGATTGGTAATTGGCTATACCATAAACATGTACAAGCGTTACGTAAAAAACAAGGGAGATAGTCAATGTTTGGTGCTCTTATAGGACCTATAGCAAATCTAGCATCTAGTTGGATGAGCAGTAAGGTTGAAAAGGTTAAGGCAGATGGACAGGCTAAAGTGGCACAGGCTAGAGCAAAAGCAGTTGTAGCTGAGAAAGTAGCCACAGGAGAAGTAGCATGGGAGCAGTCTATGGCTGATTCTACAGATAACAGCTGGAAAGACGAATTTGCCTTGATTGTTTTATTATTACCTGCTATACTTGTATTTATACCGAGTATGACAGAATATGTAAGAGTAGGCTTTGAAGTATTGAATACACTACCTGAATGGTATCAGTATTTACTTTTTATAGCAATTAGTGCATCCTTTGGAATTAAAGGTGCAGGTCAAGCAATGAAGATAATAGGGAAAAAGTAATGAGTAAAGATAAAACATCAACAGGTAGTTTTTTTGGAGATTTAGTAAAGGCTATAGAAGGTGGTGGTGCTAGTCGTATGACTAAAGCATACACAATAAAAAAAGGTGACACTTTAAGTACTATTGCAAAAACTAATGGGGTAACATTAAAACAACTAATGCGAATAAATCCTAAGTTTAAAACTGGAACTCCTGATGGCTCTCCTACAACAGCAACAATAAAACAGAAAACTATGATCCCCGGTAAAAAAATTAAAGTGCCAGACCCTAAGACGTTTAAAAATTTTAGATTAACAGATGTAGTAAAAAAACCAAAGAAGACTTACAAAAAAACTACCAAAGCAGATTTTAAAGAAATGAATGTACCTTTAAAGAAAAAGAAAGTTAACTAATGAATTTAATTAAACTACAAGATGAAATAGCCAATGATGAAGGTGTTAAATACGAAACTTATAGATGTTCACTAGGGCATTTAACAGGGGGTATAGGACACTTAATCACAGAATGGGATGAAGAAATATATGCCGGACCTATTGGCACAAAGATACCACATCAACAAGTGGATGAATGGTTTGCGAAAGATATAGAAACAACTATAAAAGATTGTAACCTACTCTTTTCGCAATTTAATAACTTACCTGAAGACATACAGCACGTACTCGCTAATATGTGTTTTCAGTTAGGTAGACCGAGACTGTCTAAGTTTAAGAATATGATTGCTGCAGTTAAAGACTTAGACTGGGCAAGCATGTCAGATGAAATGGAAGACAGTAATTGGTATAGACAGACACCTCAAAGAGCAGAGAGACTCACAGTGCGTGTTGACAATCAATTAATTAAGGAAATACCAGCATGAGTAAAGAACTAACAGAACTACAGCAAACTTTTTTGCAGGTTCTATTTGACCAAGCAGGTGGTGACGTTGTAGTTGCTAAAAAACTTGCAGGGTATGCAGATGGAACTTCTACCTCAGACATTGTAAAATCTATGAGAGATGAGATAATGGAAGCTACGCAATTATATATGAGCAGAAATGCACCTAGAGCTGCAGTAGCAATGGTAGGTGGTTTGTTAGACCCTACAGAGTTAGGTATTAGAGATAAAATGGCAGCAGCTAAAGAGTTACTTGATAGAACAGGTCTTGTTAAGACAGAAAAACTACAAGTAGAGAGTACAGGTGGTGTTATGTTATTACCTGCAAAAAATGAAGAGTAGAACTGCTGGGCAGTGGAAATTACCACAACCTACAGACTTAAAAGAGGAAAATAACTGGATTCAAATACCTCGTATAGCTCGTACTGTTCCATATGGCTACGTACAGAGCGAAAGTGATCCAGATGTGTTAGACCCAGTAGAACTAGAGCTAGACAAGCTAGAGATGGCTAGAAACTATGTTAAACAGTATTCCTATCGTGAAGTAGCTAATTGGCTCACGAAACAGGCAGGAAGATACATCTCACACGTAGGACTAAGAAAAAGGTTAATGCATGAGCAACAACGTAAGAACACAGCTAGAAGCCTACGCAAGTGGGCAGAGTATGCCGAAAAGGCAATCCAAAAAGCGAAAACCATCGAAGAAGAAAGAACAGGAGCAAAAAGCTCCTCAAGTAGCTGAGTTAAATATTGAAAGACTTTCTGTAGAAGAAAGCAACAATATAATATTTAAACCTAATGTAGGACCTCAGACAGAGTTTCTTGCAGCAGCTGAGAGAGAAGTACTATACGGTGGTTCAGCAGGAGGTGGTAAATCATATGCCATGTTAGCAGACCCACTACGTTACATGGGTCATCCATCATTTAGTGGATTGTTACTAAGACACACAACAGAAGAATTAAGAGAACTTATATATAAGTCAAAAGAAATATACCCTCAAATATGGAGAGGTATAAAGTGGTCAGAAAGAAAGATGCAATGGGTAGCACCTTCAGGTGCAAGGTTGTGGATGTCATACCTAGATAAAGATGACGATGTATTACGTTATCAAGGTTTGGCATTTAGTTGGATAGGTTTTGATGAGTTAACGCAATGGTCTACTCCTTACGCTTGGAATTACATGAGATCACGTTTACGTTCTACTGCACATGACTTACCGATTTATATGAGAGCTACGACAAATCCCGGAGGAAGAGGACATCACTGGGTAAAGAAAATGTTTATTGATCCTGCACCCTACGGAAAGAATTTTGATGCCACTGATATTGAGACAGGAAATGCCCTTAGATACCCGGCAGGACATGCGAAGGCTGGTACAGCTTTATTTAAACGGAGATTTATCCCTGCACGATTATCAGACAATCCTTACCTTGCAGAGCAGGGGGATTACGAAGCCATGTTATTATCACTCCCTGAACAACAAAGAAGACAATTACTGGATGGGGATTGGGATATTAAGGAAGGTGCTGCTTTTACTGAGTTTGATAGGAATATCCATATTGTTGAGCCTTATAGGATACCTAATAATTGGGTTAAGTTTAGAGCTTGCGATTACGGTTATGGTAGTATGTCTGGGGTTCTTTGGTTTGCTGTATCACCGGCTGAACAACTTATTGTCTACAGAGAATTATACGTTGGCAAAGTCCTTGCCGCAGATTTGGCAGATAGGATAATAGAATTAGAAGCTGATGATGGTGGTATGAGATATGGAGTATTAGATAGCTCCTTATGGCATAAGCGTGGAGACACAGGACCTTCATTAGCAGAACAAATGATTATGAGAGGGTGTCGTTGGAGACCTTCAGATAGAAGTAAAGGCAGTCGTGTATCAGGTAAAAACGAAATACATAGACGTTTGCAAGTAGATGAATTTACAGAGGAGCCAAGACTTGTTTTCTTTAATAATTGCACGAACATTGCATCACAGTTACCTGCCTTGCCCATTGACAAGAAGAATCCGGAAGATATTGACACACATTCGGAAGATCACTTGTACGATGCATTAAGATATGGTATAATGTCACGACCACGATTTAGTATATTTGACTATGACCCTAATGGCAGACCTAGTAGTAGTATGCCTGTAGCAGACGCAACCTTTGGATATTAAATATTATGCAAGAAAATGACGAACTAAATATAGAAGACAACTCAATTGCATTAGAAGACTCTGATGATTCTATTGAATCTGATGCTTCCTATGATTCTTTATCTAACTATGTTATGGGTAAATTTAAAAAATCAGAAGATGCTAGATATGAAGATGAGCAGAGATGGGCACGAGCCTATAGAAACTATAGAGGACTGTACTCTCCTGACGTTCAGTTTACAGAAGCTGAGAAATCAAGAGTGTTTATTAAAGTAACTAAAACTAAAACATTAGCTGCCTATGGGCAAATAGTAGATGTTTTATTTGCAAATAATAAATTTCCGTTGAGTGTAGACCCAACGCAGATACCAGAAGGAGTAGCTAAAGATGTTAGTTTTGACCCTAAAGAACCTGAAGAATTACGTGATGAATCAACTATGGAATCCCCTTATGGTTTCAAAGGAGATGGCAAAGAGTTACCTAAAGGAGCAACTGCAAATAGTTTACAAAATATGCTTGGTCCTTTGGAAGATAATCTTAAAGACATTGAAAATCTTAAAATGGGTGTTGGTAAAACCCCTACAGCAATTACGTTTAGTCCTGCGATGGTTGCGGCAAAAAATATGGAAAAGAAAATCCACGACCAACTAGAGGAATCTTATGCTACTAAACATTTAAGAAGTACAGCTTTTGAGATGGCACTATTTGGTACAGGAGTTATGAAAGGTCCTTTTGCTGTAGATAAAGAGTATCCTAATTGGGATGAAGAGGGTGAGTACACACCTATATTTAAAACAACTCCTCAGATATCACATGTATCTGTGTGGGATTTTTATCCTGACTCAGACTCAAACACAATAGAAGAAGCTCAGTTTGTTATTGAAAGACATAAGATGTCACGTTCTGATCTACGTGCTTTAAAAAGAAGACCTTTCTTTAGAACTAATGTAATTGAAGAAGCAATACAACAAGGTGAAAACTATACTAAAAAGTATTGGGAAGATGATCTATCTGATTATAATCAAGAGAGTTATATAGAAAGATACGAAGTCCTTGAGTATTGGGGTATGATTGAAACTGATATGCTTAAAGATCAGGGTGTAGATATACCTAAAGACATTTTAAAGTTTGAAGAACTACAAGCTAATATTTGGTGTTGTAATGGTAAATTAATAAGAGTTGTATTAAACCCTTTTAAACCTGCCAAAATACCTTACATGGCTGCACCCTATGAATTAAACCCATACTCTTTCTTTGGAGTAGGTGTTGCTGAGAATATGGATGATACACAGACACTAATGAATGGCTTTATGAGAATGGCTGTTGATAATGCTGTGTTGTCAGGTAACTTACTTATAGAAGTAGATGAAACCAACCTAGTTCCGGGTCAAGACTTATCAGTGTATCCGGGCAAGATATTTAGAAGACAGGGTGGTGCTCCGGGTCAAGCTATATTTGGTACTAAGTTTCCAAACGTATCAGGAGAAAATCTACAATTGTTTGATAAAGCTAGACAGCTTGCTGATGAAAGCACAAGTATACCCTCGTTCTCTCATGGACAGACAGGTGTTACAGGTGTAGGTAGAACAGCTAGTGGTATATCTATGTTAATGAACGCAGCAAGTGGTAACATTAAAACTGTTATTAAAAACGTAGATGACTATTTACTACGACCTATTGGAGAAGGATTGTTTAGATTTAATATGCAATTTAACTTTGATCCTAAACTTAGAGGAGACTTAGAAGTTAAGGCTAGGGGTACTGAAAGCTTAATGGCTAATGAAGTACGTAGTCAAAGGCTTATGTCGTTCCTACAAGTTGCATCTAATCCTGTACTTGCACCCTTTGCTAAGTTTCAGTATGTTATTACAGAGATTGCTAAAGCACTTGATCTTGATCCTGAAAAGGTAACTAATAATATGGATGAAGCAGCAGTGCAAGCTGAATTAATGAAACAGTTTCAAGGTCCTCCTCAAACTCCTGCACAAGGACAACCACAAC